GTGGATAATCTTCAGCAGAACCATTGCCAAGTGTTATCCTGAGTTGGTTTATTTCCTTATTAAATTCCTGGATAATCTCATCCCAGATATCCATCAGATATAGGAAGAACCACTCTTAACAGGCTTGGGAAGTTCCCAAGATGACTCATCCCATTTATTGAGGACACCACGCACGCAACGAATATCCACAATATCTTGGCTGTAGGCATCTCCAAAAGTTTTATCGGTATCCTTCACATGATCGGGATACCCCTTACCCTTCTTCATCATTTTCATTCTCCTTTACTTGATCAATTGCTATTTGAATCATAAGATTTAAATCTTGTTGTCCAACATCTTTAAAATTATTCTTTACATTTTCATTGACTACTCTGGAAACTTCCTTCTGAACTTCAAAATCGAGTCTACGCTCTTCAATCATATCCTTGATCATCAACTCCATTTCTTTCATTTCTCTTTGATGATCTATCTCATGCTCTTTCATTTCAGACTGTGTAATTAACTCTTCAGATTTCAGACCAAGTTTCTCTTCTTCGATCATGGTCTTGACCATCAACTCCATTTTTTTAAGCTCTTTCTTATAGTTTTCCTCAATTTCCTTCAACTCTGTTTGTGTAGCCACATCCATACTCTTCAGATCAATCTTCAATTTTCTATCCAGCTCATCCTTTTTATTTTTGAAGTTATCCTTGGAACCGGACTCCATCATATTGATAATCTGTGAATTTTCCTCAAGCTCGAATTTCTTATTCTTCAATTCCATTTCAGCAGCCTGGGCCTGGGTATTGGATTGAATCTTTTGTTTTTCCAACTCGACCTTGGCCTGTTCTAGAGCAACAAGCTGTTGTTCAGGAGACTGGGCTTGACCCATAGATTGATTGGCATTCATTACTTGCTGGGCTGCCTGTGCCAGGGCCATCTCTATGGCAGCGGGATTACCGGCTTGTTCTGGCGTTCCCTTCATAATTTCCTTGGCAAGACCATTCATTTGTTCTTGATATTTCATGACAGAATGCTCTTGAATATTGGATTCCAAGATAGGTTTAATACGTTGCATGATAGGATTGGCACCATTCATTGGATCTTGCAGGTATGCCATCTTTGTTTGTATGTGGGCATCATGATTTTGCCCTGGAAAAGCTGCAATTGGAATACCCTTGGTAGCTGCCATGATATCCGATACCGGGTCCATCTTTTGAGGCTCGATCTTGGGCGGAAGTATTTCCTCTATATTCGGCATATTGGCTGCATTCAGAATAGTTCTGTTGAGAGCTTCCAGATTGAACATACCTGGAGGTGACTGTTGCGCCATTTGCAGAGCCATATTTGCCATCATCATGCGATGTGCGTTGCTGGGAATATTGGGATCGCTGACTGGAAGAATATCAATACGCCCGTCGAAATCCTTCTTGAATATACTACGATCTTCATAGGGAACGTCATAGGGATATTCCGAAGGAAGATAATCATAATCAATACGGGCAAGTATATTGAATTCATCTTTCTGAGATTTATGAATTCTCTTATGAATAGCCGAGAAGAACTTGCTACTGGCTTCCAGTAAAGCCATTGTAGTTCCGACAGGCCCGTATGAGGCCGCATCGGAAATTACTTGCTCGGTACTATCCGCAAACTTCTGCCCCGCAACAGTTACAAAATTAAGCATTTGATGTAGGGTGGCAGAAGGTTCTTTATAAGGAAGAGTCACAATAGCCTTGGAAAGATCTATGCCGGTTGCCTCAACTTCTTTGAATTCACCGGGTGCTATAGGATCATTATCACCAACCATCCTAACTCCCTTGGCCTTGAATCCTCCCGGTAAATTGGCAAATTGTCCAGCATCTATCAAGGAACGCATAGCTGCCGTGGCACTCATTGTCAGGTTACCAAGAAAATGAATAAGACCTAGGCCGTAGAAACCAAAGCCCGGAACAAATCTATAATGCACAAAGTGACTTATTTTCTCTTTGTTCGGGTCATCCTGCTTATAATTTCTACGGATACTCAGTACTCGTCGAGACTGTTGCTCAACAGTAACAATATAGGGAAGCGACACATCATCATCTTCAATATCGAGATAACAATGCTGTTCCAATAAAATATATTGTGGATCATGATCGGAGGAGGGAGACAACCCAAGGATAGTATCCATCTTTTCTGTGAATGCTGGCATATCTCCCTGGGAAGGTGTGGGAAGATCCACATCTTGATAAACACCTGCCCGGATATCCTTGGCAATTTCCACGGGACTACGATATATTACATGGGTATATCTATCCGCATTTCGCAGATTGGTTGCATAATAAGATATATAGAACTGATCAATGGGAATAAATTCAGAGGCAGGACGTTTCAAGGTAGCATCATAATACAACTTCTTGAAGGCTGATCCTATCAAGGGAAGATGGAACAGCATTCTTTCAAATTCATCGAAATACTCAGGCATCTGCTCTGTGAGCTGATAATTCATGAAGTTCTGAACACGATTGGATTGCAACTCTTTCTCTGGAGTAGACTTGCCCAGTATCTGTGTTTTGACAGGACCACCCACAGGAAACAGTTCTCCTGAAGCCTTGGACTGGAACTTGACAGCCGACTCAATCAGGAGAGGGTGTACTGCCGTGCAAGCACCTTCAAAGGGTTCCGTTCCTTGCTCTAGTTTCAGACCTAGCAGATCAAAGCCTCGCTCGAACATGGACTCCCACTCAGCTCTGGAATCTTTGTCGGCTTCATAATTATCTATAACATCATTGGCAATAATTCCCAGATCGTCTTCATCCAGAGTTTCTGAGAGATCTCCATACCATTCGGCAATATCTCCGGTAGCTTCCATTGCTACATTCTCAGAAAAATCTACGATAACACCACCATCCGTGGGATCAACCTCAAAGGTAGCATCAGCAGTCTCTTCCGTACCAGCCATAGGTACGACATTACTGACTGCCTGTGATATCATTTCAAAAGGATTTTGTTCTATTGCCATCTAAGTCTTTCCTTTTCCTTTACTAATACTAAGATTAAAAAATTCGACCACCTTTTTTATATTCGTCACCTGGATAACCTTCATCATCATCAGATGTATCAGAAATATCCCCCATATCATAGGAAGCCGATGTAATTGCATCAGCTTGATCCTGCGCCTCTTGTGCTGCTAGACTGAAATCAAAACTTGCTCGACCTACTCCTATACCCTGCCAAGGATCTGCTCTGCTAATATGTGTCGGATGGAATCCTAATTCTTCCCGTGCGTCTCTTCGTGCCTTTTGAACATGTGCATCTCTAGATTCTTGCAAAGCTCTCTTTGCTGGATTATAGTCATACGGGTGCATTACAGTAGGATCAGTGAGTGGATTACGGCCAACAGCACCGTGTGTTCCAACAAAATCGCCCAAATTTCCACTGAGGGCTAGTTCCTCTAGGGTCATTTTACCTAATAATTGTTCTTCAAAAGTTTCCCCTATATCATACATTTCCAACGGCTCTAAACCATACTGTGCTCGTATCTCATTTACATAATTTTGTCTCATATGTTGAGTAGCAAGACCCATAAATAGAGCGCCACCTGGAATGGCACCAGCTATACTCGCTGATGCTGCATTCCACATAGGATCTTTATCCCAACTAGTAAGAAAACCTTCAATACCTAGTGGATCATATGTGGGAGGCTTATCTGGCTCAAGATTGGGTCTATTGATAGATGTACATTTAACTATTTTACCCTGTTTATTGTAACAAAGATTAGAAGGAAGAGAACCACCCCTGGCACGATATATTTCGGATAATCCACCACCTTCTTTTCTTGAACGGCGTGGAAGTATAGGATCACGTTCTCGCCACTCTCCTATTGGTGGATCTTTTATTTGCCAGTTATAAAACCAATCATAATCTGGATCAGGTGGACCGCCCGGATGCCAACCAATAGCACCGGACTGGGCCAAAGCTTCATTTCGATCCTGCTCCTTTTGTGCTTCTAGACTGGTAGCAGCAGCCTCATCTAGAGACTGATCCTCTTCACCACTTGTACCAGGGGCATCTGCGGACATACCACCGCCCCCATTCCGGGTAAGAAGGGGAATAAGTTCTTTAAAATCAGCAACTGCTCCACCACCAGCTTTTAGATTAACAAGATTACTCCAATTCATACGATCAAGAGCTGCTTTAATAGCATCTTCTTTTTCTTTTTGACGTTGAACATGCCAGTCTTCTTCGGGATTTAGAGGATTATAACCAACATAATGTTCTCCAGATCGACGGGTATCACCACCCAGATCAGAACCAAGAGCAAGAGACTGAGCTAGAGCATTAGCTTCTACTTGTGCTTCTAGACTAGTAGGAGCAGCTTCATCCAGATCCTCTGCTTCACCACCCTCTTTCCGGGTAAGAAGGGGAATAAGTTCTTTGAAGTCAGATGCATAAGTCATATTTATATATTTTCCCCTTCCAAGTCATACCACTATTATACCACACTTTTCCTGAATACCAAATATTTATCACACATTCCAGTATGTTGCTCTTTTTTCTCTGGGCTTGTCTTCGTATTCCGGGTCATCGGGATGTGTAAGATGCCAGGATTCTTTCATGTAATGCACAGCCATTGTCAGGGCATCCACCTGATCATCATGAGCCGCATTGGGAAATCTTATCAGTTCTTCAATGAGATCATCAGCCCACTTCTTACCTTTGGGTATCCAGAGACGACCCGCTTCCATGATAGGAGAAGCTGCATATACCCTGGCTACCTTGTCTCGATCAGGATTATATTCCAGAACTGGGAGTCCCGACCTTCTCATATCCTGGATTAGAGACTGACCACTGGCTTTCTTCTCCACCATGCAAACATCAGGTTTATGTTTATTATATAATTTCTGTGTGAGTCTCCTAAGTTCGGGATATTCAAACCTTCCTTTGATATTACCTAGCAGAATTAGATTGGGAGCAAAATCTTCATATCCTCCCTCATCTTGATCGTAGAGATGGAATATACCCCATGTTTGAATAACACTAAAATCTGCCGTAGTTCTGGTGGAAAAGGCAGTATCATAGGTTTGTATTATGAAATCACAGGTGGGAGGTTCAGGAT